CTTCGCCGCGGCGAACAGCCGTCGCCGCATCTCATCAAAGTCATCCTCCGCGTTGATAACAAGGACCTTCTCGGGCTTGCGCGGGAACCAGCCGCCCCAGGACAGTCCGAGCGCCACCGCGATCGCCAGCTGCAGGGTCAGTAGTGACTTGCCAGAGGCCGGCGGCGCCACCAGCACCGACAGGTTCCGCTTCAGCAGTAGGCCAGGGACGATCCAGTCGCGAACCGGGATCTCGTTTTCGACGATCGGGAAGGCTGACCGTAAGGCCAGTGGACTGACTGCCGGCTGGGTGAGGACAGCCTGCTCCTCTTTCGCCTCCCTTACCTTGGCGGCCTCGGCAATTTCGGTGTCCCATTTCTTGAGTGTTGCCAGCCACTTCTTGTGAAATTCGGTAGTACCGCGCTTCTCGCGCTCCAGCCCCTGCAGCTTGGTTTCACCATCCTCTGGGGCCTTCACATCGGTGTTGCGCTCATATTCCGCCCAGATCGCTTCCTCTTCCCGCATGCCGGGTGGGATCGGGCTGTCGATCCGCAGGCCCACCAGGGCCGCCCAGATCTGCTTGTACATCTTGTCTTCACGACCATCGATCTGGTGGCCAAAGGCGTCGTATTGGCCAGTCTGACCATTGCTGACTGCACTTGACCGCGATTGACCACTATCCGGGGGCTGACTTCCGCCACCGTGCTCCCGGATCAGCTGCTCGACCGCCGCCAGCAGCCAGTCCGGCGCCAGCGCAATCGGGATCTCCCACGGCGCAAAGCCGTCCACCCACGTGTAGTTCTTGCCGGACGCGTGCCGGGTTGGCGGCAGCACTGCAAACCCTCCCTGGCAGCGGATGTCGACATTGATGTCGGTCTTGGCGTTGACGGCAAACTTCCAGTTCGGCGGATACAGGAAGAACATCTGCAACCCGCCGCCGCCGGTGACCTGCTTCCACGTCTCCAGCTCGACGCGGTTGTTGTGCACCGCCAGCAGGCCCTGCCACCACTGCGCGGCGGCGTAGCCACCGGCCTTGTAGATGTCGAGGTCAACCATCAGCATGCGGCCGGACGCGGTGCCGGTCAGGGCGCCCATGTCGTAGCTGTCGTGAAATTCGCCGTTGCGGCCGTACCACGCCTCGAATTGCGCGTCCGGCACCAGTTCGTTCTGGTACTCTTTCCAGCTCTTCAACCGTGGGATTTTGTTTTTGCAGGGCACAATCTGCACCCCGGCTGAACGGTAGAGCCGTGCCCAGCCGGCCGCGGTAGCAAAATCAGGGTCGAAACCGCTATTGGAAGGCACACCTCGATCGGCTATATCCATGGGAGCGTCCTGTAGGGCTGATGCAAAAGGCAGTACGGGATTGTGGCCGGGCAGCATGGGAGTGCTGGCCCGGCCTTTTCATGTCGGCAGGATGACGATCGTCAACCTATCCCCTATTAACCGAAGTCGTCATCCAGATTTGCAGGGACTGCAGGTTCCGGAGCCCGAAAGCTGTTCGGGGGAATAACCGTGCCGCCGGTCGATGGTGCTGCGCCGTTGGTTGCGGCACCGGAACCGTTGGTCGCCGCTTGAGGCGCAGTAGTCACGGTGGGGATCAGGTCGTCGGGACGCTTGGCCCAGCCGTCAATACGAAATGTGGGACGGTAATTCGTGGATTTAGTGGCCCCATTTCCACTGACGATCGGCGTCGTTGACACCAGTGACAGTATCGGCAGCTGCCCCGGATACTTCGCCTTCTCTCGCGCATATTCGGCATAGACCTGCTCGATGCCGCCGAGGAACGCCTTCGACGTGCCGGCAATCTCCCTCACTGGCTTGTCACCGCCGCAGCCTTTCGACAGTTTCACCAAAAGGCGGATGCCGTTCTTGTGCTTGGCCGAGGGGCGCGCGGGCAGCTGGTTGCCCATCGGCACCAGCGAGAACGATGGCGCCGAGCCGACCGGGAAATCGATCCAGCCGACTTCGATGTTCTCAAAGTCGAAGATCGCCTTGAATGTTGCAGTGATGTCGATCGGGTTGTTGGCGAAACCGTCGGTGGTCTGCTCCCGATCAACACGAAACACGCGGCCTGCGCGTGCGTCATACTTGATGATGGGGGTGAAGTCGCCGCCGGCTGACGGTTCAGTCGAAAAACCAAACACGTTTTTCTGCTCTACCATTTTAGTCTCCATGTGATCCAATAAGGTCTGGATCAGAACCACCCCGGCTAACCCGGAATAGGATGTTGGCGTCAAACCTATACGCCGAAATGTTCGAACGCAAGCTGCCGCATGTGGGGAGCCGACCAGTAGAAGCTCTCCAGATCCGGCGCCACGATCGTGGTGAAAAACTTCGGGTCATCGCTCAACGACAAAAAGTTTTCCACAGTTTTCGCCAGCTTCAGCAGCGCCTCGTAGTGCTGCCGCGTATTCTCCAGCAGGTAAGTCTGGCACTTCTTCGGCGTCACGTAGGTCAGCCGGCCCTCGTGGTTGTCGCTGGTGTAGAACGAGACTTGTCGGGCGTGCGGAATCTTGATCTCGGACGGCATTCTCTCGCTGGTCTTGAGGTCGACCACGATGCCCTTGTCTTCCCAGATGAAGTCATAGAAGCCGACGATCGGCAGCTGCAGGCCGTCGATCGGCCGGCTGATGTAGCCCTGCGTCGATGTCGGCATGCCGTAAGGGCGCAGCTCGTCGAGCGCCTGCTTCACCATGTCGGGGATGTTGTCGCGATACTTCTCCTTGCGCTCGTCTGGCGACAGCGCGCTGACAGTGTCATAGGCGGTGTAGGCGGCCTCGATGGCGCGCTTCTCGCTGGCCTTCGGATTGGTCAGGCCGTAGGCGACGCCAGCCTCGACACCAACGCCGCGGTGTGCCGGCGCGCCGACCACCTGCTTGAGGCCGAGCACGCGCTCGAGCACGAACAAGGCCGGCGAGGCCGCGAACTGGTTCAAACTGCTTGGGGAGTGATGGAGATAAGTCGGGATCATAGGATCTCCATGATGTCTTCGATGTTGCCCTCTACAATGATGTAATCGTCGTCGTCGCCGCTAAAATACAGCTTGCAGGTGTTGTCGTGCGATTCGACGATGAATGTTATTTTTGGAATGTTGACGAGAACATCTTTGCCGCTCGATCTTTTCACTAAGACAAAATCAGCCTTGTCGTAGCTCATCGTGATGGTTCCTTGTGGTTGGGAGTTCTGACGCGTACACGGCCAGCAGGGACGCCTCGGCGCGGCCGTGGTGTTTCTTCAGCTTGAAGCGTTCATGGTAAAACGGAAACCGGTCGATCGCGCGCTCACGCGCCTGTTCCTTGCCTTCCTTGCCGCCGCCAAGGCCGCAGGCCTTTTTCCATTTGGCTGGCGTCACCAGCATCAGCGGGATGTTTGCCAGCTTCACCACGACGCAGGCGGCAGTGTATGCCGCGCTAAACCGCCAGACACTGCGGACACCTTCCTTCGGCATCGGGCTGACCTGCTCGACGATCGCCAGATCGACAGGGAAAATCCGGACAGTCGAGAGCAGGTCGTGAACATCCACGTCGCCATCCAGTATCGGCATGTCATCAACAACAATGCGGTGGGGGGTGGTCGTGTCGTAGATCGCCACGGCGCCCGTGATGCCGGGGTCGATCGCGAGGATGATCATTTGGAACCCTTCCTGTTGAAATGATCAGCCAACTGCTGCAGTTTAGCCGGCTTCACCTCGACGACAGGCATTCTGTAGTTCTGCGGCTTGTCGGTCTGCCGGTAATTGCTGTCAGCGTACAGAACCCAGCCTTCCTTTGTGGCTGTCTCCAGAGCCTTCCGGGACTTGCGGCGGTGCAGGCTCTGCTTGTTGTGTTTTGCCCTGTTGGCGTGACTGTCGCCCTGCCTTTCCGCGGTGCTCTTCTCCTTGAGCCTGTTTGATATCGGCATGATGCTGCCGACAAACAGGTCGCACTGCTCGTTGATGTGCTTGATATCGTCAGCCTTCAGCAGCTCCTTCGCCATGTGCCACTTGAAGGCGAAGGCGGCGTCGCTCCGAGCGTCCTTGATCAGCTTGCGCAGCTCGGAAAGCTGCCCCTGGATGTGGAGCAGCTGATGACCGTTGGATTCAGATTCCGGCTGGATGCGGCGGTATTCGTCGTATTTCAGCGTCTGCTTCAGCCGGTCGCGCAGCGAGCTCCCGTACTCGGACAGCATTTTGTAGTTGGCGCACAGGTTTTTGTACTGGTCGTGCAGCGTGTTGAAATAATCAACCGGCAGCTCGGCGTCCGGCGGGATCATGTCGATCCGTCCGTTGGCGCGCTCTTTTGTCGAGTGTGACGCAACCCGCTCGACATAGGTTAGCCGGTCACTGGTTTTTTTAAACATGCCCTAGCTCCACGTCTGGTAGGCCTGCCTGCAATGCTCGAGGCAGAACGGCCGGTCGTTGTGCACCGGCTCGCCGCAGTAGGTGTATGGCGGCTTGGTGCCGCTCGGCCAGCGGCAGACGCCGTACTCCAGCTGCGTCATGTCCAGCCGCCCGGTGGCGATGGTGGGCACGACCGGCGTCGGCGGTTGCCGCTTTTTCCTGTCGCGTGGTTTCCTTGGTTTCGGCGGTGTGGAACGCGGCGGCGGGAATGCACGCAGGGGCAGTCCGATACGCCGGCCTCGGCCGATGCAGGAATTGCGCGTCGTCGACAAGCCAAAGTCGGCATTCAGTCTGGCCGAGATCTCGGTGAACGACAGCTTGGTAAGGTGCAGCTTGCGCAGCCGGTCGTCGATTTGCGGCGTCCAGGTCGTGACAGTGATCATCAATTCACACCCTGAGGACGCGGTACTCGCCGCGGCCGTAGCCGGATTCACGGAACTTGCCGTCGCCGGATATGCAGACCCCGGAGCCGGCCAGCATGTCGTTGATCTGGGAGACGTGGACGCGGACCAGACGCTGGTGCGGCAGGCTGGTGGTGCCGTAGACCTTGTGGGCGATCAGCTCGGTGGGGATGCCGGGAGCGCGCCGGATGATGTCGTAGATCTTCACCTTGAGCGGCGGCAGGTAGACGCCACCCCGCTTACGGGGTGGCAAGGGTTGGCCACAGCAGTGGCAGGTCGCGGTCCCGCTCACGCAGCGAGTTCCTTTCGTGCCGGCGAACGCGTGTCGAATAGCAGGAGCTCGGCCGCCCACACCGGATCTTTCCATGTGCGGTTGCGGACGACCGAGGAGATGGTCGAGTTGGCGACGCCGAACCGGTGCGCCAGTATCTTGCAGCCGATGCCGGAGCGGTACAGCTGCCGGATCCGGGTGGCTTCGTATCTGGTGATTTTTGGCCTCATGACGTCGGCTGCGCCCCCAGCTTGTAGACGGCATAACGCAGCTTGGCGCCCTTGAGGCCGCGCATGGCGTCGCGGGCGCCGGTGGTCAGGCGCCCCTTGCCCGACCGGCCGATCGCCGAGCGGACACGGTGCGGCTTGAACGTCACTGTAATCGGACCGTCCGCCATGATCTTGTCGAGCAGCCGCTTTTGGCCGCCGGGCGTGTCGTTCAGCTTGGCGATGTCGCGGGCATTGTGCTCGTACACCTTGCAACGCGACGGTAAGCCGTTTTTGTCCACCCTCGTGACCACGAAGGCGCGGGTGTAGTTGAAGTCGATATGCCCCTCGACCGGATGCGGGAAAGCATCCTTGTGGTCGTAGGAGCAGATCGCCACCGCGCAGGCAGACGTCGTGCCGGCGCCCTTGGCCTTCATCGACTTGCGGATGTGTGCCGCCGTCAACACGATATCCACCTGGTTGGTGGTGTATTCCACCGTAGCCCAAGCCTTGCGGATCTTGGACGTGCCGTCGCCGTTCTCCAGACGGTAGAGGAAAGCGTGACGGGCCTTGGCGATTTTAGACTTAGGGTTCTTCATGTGATGGGTTCCTTTCTGGGAGAGGCTATTCAGCGGCGTCTTGGACTGGCGCGTCGGACAGCTCGTGGACGGTGGCGACCACTTCCTGCGCCTTGACGCATAGCAGCGATATGTTGCTCATCTGCGTCGCCAGCTCGGTCAGCAGGATGGTTTTCTTCTCGTCCGAGGCGCGGTAGCGGTTGCGCTCCTCGATGATCATGGTGCAGCGGTCCTGCTCGCGGTGCAGGTCTGCGCGGAGCTGGCCGATCGTGGCCAGCGCATCCGTGAGTTGGTCATGCATGTCCCTGATATCCGAAAGGGCAGCGGCGTGCCGGTCGGCCGGCGCTGATGGTACGAGGTTAAGGGCCGGCATTGTAGTGTGATGGCTCATTTGGCGGGTCTCTTCCATGGTTTGGCGGCTTTGCCGTTTTTGTCGAGGAACGCGCGGACGCGGTCCAGTGTGGTGAGGGTCGGTATCCGGCCGCTTTCGATTCGCGGCAAGAAGTTTCCGTCGCGCACGGCGAGCTTGCCGAATCTGGTACGGTCCATGCTTGACCTTTCCAGATACGCGACAATCTCGGCGTGCAACGCCTTGATGGTGGGGTGCAACGGTTTTTTATCCATTTCCACAACTAACTTTGATAGGACGAGAGCTATTTAGCTTGCGTTGGCTCCCAAGGGAAGCCACAATAGCTTACTTCCCATCACAACGCCAAGAGGTAATTCCTATGGTTCCCACCGCCTACATTTCCCTGCACCTGATCGACAAGGCCGTGTGCCGGGTCGAAACCACGCTCGGCAAGCCGCTGGTTTTGTCGTTCGAGACCCAGTACGGCCGCACCGACCTGACGCTGTTTTTTCGCGACGAGGAGCTCTCGGCGTTGCTGAACGAGGCGGTTAACTCCGCGTTGGATGTCCGCGAGATCGAGCAGCTGCCGATGAACAAGGCATGCCCGCACGAGGCAAAAGCCCGCGCTGCGGGGTGGGTGACTGACGAGGAAAAACACCCCAACACGGGGCCTTACCGCGGCGTTGTCCATCCCGACGGCTGGTGGGCGCCAGACTGGAAGGCCGCTTGCGAACGCTGCCTGCGCGAGGCCGCCGCTTACAAGGCCGAGAGCTATGCTTACAAGGGGAGTGTACGCTGATGCACGACATCCTGCTTACCGGGCTGGTCTCTACCGTCACCGTCGGGCTGGTCGTCCTGATCTACGTCGCCATTCTGTCAACCATGCGAGGACCACTAAGTTGAGCACGACCTATAACACGTGGTGCGACCGCGCCACCGGCACTTACGAGGTGGTGCGCTGGGACAATGGCAAAGCCACCATCGTCCAGCGCAACATCCTGACCCGCGCCAAGGCGATCGAGGCGCGCAATACCTGGCGCCTGCGCCAGCGCATGGTCGACCAAGGTGTCAAGGAGACCGACGATGCATAACGACGAAGTCGGGTTCGACCTCGAAGGCGAGGGCATGATCGTCGGCGTCGAGGACAAGGAGATCCCGGAAGGGATGTGCGCCGTGATCTGGCACGACCAGGTGATCTACTTAGGCCCGATCGGCAAATCGCGGATGGTGCCGGGGGCGACGATCTACCTCAACCCGGTTGACTTCCGGGACATGAGGAGTGCTTGGCACGCCAAGCGCCTCCACTAACGGAAAACGCCGGGAGGCAGGGGGCTGCTGTCCCGGCGTTCTCCACCGTTGCCCAACCATCACATCGAGCTGTTACAGGCTATCAGGCCGATGGCGTGGGCACCAGTGTCCCCTCGGCCGGGATCCCGATCACCACCCAGCCGGTCTGCGGCGTCCAGGCGGTCTTCCATTCAATCTTGCCACCCTCCGGCGTTACCGGCGGCAGGTCCGGCGGCAGCACGATCGGGTGCTCCGGCTTCGGCTGCGGTCCCGGTAGACCAAAGCCCGGGCGCGGATCCGTCGGTCCCCAGATACCGAGCGGCGGCTCGCCACCAGCCGGCGGGATGTAGATCGGGTGGCTCGGGAAAGC